TATTTAGTAGCTTTCCATTTACGAAAATTAGAAACAGTTTCACCACGATTTATTTCTACTAAACCAGTACCAATACAATTATACCATTTACATAATCTATAAAACTTTTCATCAGCTTCTTCAAGTCTTTCAGTACGTCCGTAATATGCAGCACATAATTTAGGTTTAAATCCATTACGTTCTCTAGGCATTTCAACAACAAACATACTATTATGAGAATGTCTATCAGTAATTTCTTTCTTATCTTTATCAATACCAACAGGGTCATAAACTGCAACATAAGTTCCAGGAAGAATAGCTCTTACAAGTCTATCATCAATATAAGTTTCTTCATATTCAGGAGCAAACCAAACTCTTATACAACCATGAGGATCTTCATTACCGCGTCTAGGAACACCTTGAATATAATCATAAATTTTAGCATCAGAATTTTCAATTTTTATACGAGCATTAGATTTAAAATAAATTTTCTTAAGACCATCTTCAAATAATTCTCCGTCAGTATAAAATTTATAACTATTATCTACTCTAAGTTTATCTTCAAACTTATTTAGAGCTTCACTACTAAATATATTTTCACTAGCACTACTAAATGATTCAGCAGGAAATAAAGCACGTTGACCAAGATAATTAAGATATTCTGAAAAAGTTTTAGCAGTTTCTTTCTTTTTAATTCTTTCTCGTGCAGCAAGTTTAAGACCTATTCTTAAATTACTATTTCCATCTTCATCAAATCCTTTAACTCCGTCTATTTCACCTTCAAGTCCCCAAGCATAAGATTTAAAAAATCCACAAATTTCATTACGAGCGTCATTATCCCAAACATTTTCAAATGGCATAAAGTTAAATGCTCTAGGATTATAAAAGTTTTGTTCAAATATTTGCATATTAGCAGCAGTAGCAGTTCCCCAAGCCATAAGAGTACCAGTAGTACGAGTACCAACAGTCATTGTAGGTTCAGTTACATTCATAAAGTCATCAAAGTTCTGCATTGTAGATAACTCTTCAACTTTAATAGTAACAGCATCTTTACCAATAGCACAGTCTGGATTATTATTAGCACTAACACTTAAAAGAGAACTAGACCAACTATCATCAGCTTCAACTCCGTTTTTCATACGATAACCAAGTTTAAAACTATCAGCGGTTAGACTAAATATACCTCTTTTAAATGGAGTTTTTTCTTCATAGAACTTTAAGTTATTAACAGCAAAATCACTTAAACCTCCTTGTTTAGTTAAATATTTATTATCGGCTGCAACATGAATAATAACTTTATGTTTAGATAGATTAACTTCGTTAGAACTATCAGAAGCCATAATATAAGAAAAACCTCCACGTCTAGTTTTATCAATAATAAGATGTAAACCATTACGCCTACAAAATTCTATAATTTGAAAAGTCCAAAACTGAGCATCAATAAAACTAGGAAAACTATAAATCTTTTTAGCAGTAGCTCCATGATTAGTAATAATAACAGACGATTCATCTGTACGCTCCATTCGAGTATAATTAAGAAAATTATAATGAGCACCTGTTATCCAAATATCTTCAATACTTCCATCTGGATTTTGCCAACAAGGAGCACTAAATCCATTACGTCTTCTATCACATTCTCTACGTCTAAATTGTCTATGAGGAATACTATCAACTTTAAATTGAGTATATTTACCTGTGGCTTGATATGTTCTAGCAGGTTCATTAAATAATTCAGTATTAATAAACTTACCAGGTCTAATATTTAAAAGAAAGCCACCACTATCTCCAATTAGAAAATTATTATGAGGGTCATACCATCCACAATCACTAGCTTTTTTATAATTTTTCTCTTTATCAGGTTCTTCAATATATTCTAAAAATGGATATTTACCATCAGCCATAATATTTTATTTAACAAGTAAACAAACAACAAAAG